ATTTCTTCTGGATCATTTATATTTAGAAATGAGCAGAGAAAATAATTGGGAAATGTTTCGATATCAAAAATATATTTATTCATTTTATTCCTCGGTTATTTTATAAATACAATCTTGGGAGACGGAACATAAATTTGAACAGAACCATTGATTGCTAATATCTGCTGCAAAATCATCTTCTTTTTTAATCTTGTCGACTACCGACATAAACCAGGTAATATCCTCGGCAATCTTGTTTACACTTGTGGGAAATCGCTCAATCCCTCCGGTTCTGAAAAACCATAGCCATTGTTCATCGACTTGAATTTTCTTTTTAGCCCATAGAACGCCTGAATATAAATTTAGTTGTTTTCTATATGGCAAAACTTTAGCGGGCATTAGTATGCGTTTAGATGAATATGGGTTGGCGGATTTATAGTCCATTAATATCGTTTTACCGTTGCTTTTGTTTCTGAGAATAATGTCTGGCTTGATAGTAACTTTGATATCTCTGATTTGTGCTATAGTAAATTCTTCTGCCTGGATAATATCAAATCGGCTTTTATCAAAATCAAAGTTTTCGAAAAATTTATATCCCTGGTCATAATATAATCGCCCCAAGTCTTTACCGAATCCAAAGGGATTTGCTGATTTAATATTTTCTGCATAATGTTCTTTATAATATGGTAGCAGTTCATATATGGCTAGTTTATCAAGAAAGAAATCCTCCAAAATATTATGAGCAAAACTGCCGAACTCGCTATAGAAATTGGTTCGCCTTTCTTTCTTTTCAACATATGTTAAATACCACGCATATCGGCAGGTTTCGAATGTGTTGATATTGCTGTAGCTAAATGTCATTTTGTTGATGACGTCAGTATGTTTTGGCATCTATTGTTGTACTTTCATGAAATCAGGATTGTTGAATCTAGGATCTTCATCTTCTATTTTGGGCATAGGCCTATTTTTATTTTTATCCCACCCATATCTTTTGAACAATTCCTTGGCGTTGGAGAAAAACCGATAAGATTTATAATTAAAGAATACTTTTACCTCACCTATTTTTCCCGTATAGCGATTCTTCATAATGTTAATTTCAGTATCTTCCAAGAAAGGTTCTTTTCCTTTTTTCCAATTTCCTTTGGAATCTTTTTCTCCAAGTTTATCTTTTGGTTGGAATCTTTTCACAGACAGAGCATACGCCGCTAGATTAGCCATGGCTCCACTTCCGCCGATATCGTCCGATCCCATTTCCTGCCCTGTAGGTAGCTTGCGGGGGTGAATTACAAGCACAATCAATACTCCGTATAATCTGGCATATTTATTTAATTCCACAATCATATTTTTTTGTTTTTCCAATAGATTATTATCACTTGCACCCAAATCTATTGTGGAAAGGTTGTCGAGTAGCCAGACTTTTACACCATATTTTCTTGTAACGCTTACGGCTTTTTCTAATATATCTTCTAATTTATTACTGGTTTGATCATATACCCATGTTCGATTAGTATACCACGATTTTATTTCTTTTCTTGCTTCGGAATTAATAATATGTACAAAATCATTTTTCATCTTTACTTGTTCGGGGCCTGCCATGGTAAGTTCTACCCAACTTTGTAATACGGGAGCACCTAACTCACCGCTGAATATGAACGTGTCATATCCTTGCTCAAGAGGCTCGCAAATAAAACACTGGTTGAGCAGGGTACTCTTACCGGCACCGCGCAAGCCCGTGACTAAAACAACACTGCCGAATAAAAATTTGTATATGGTTTTATCTACAACTTCCAACCCCGAATAAAGACCTGGGGCTTTGTCGATGTCGAAGTCTTCCACGGTTGATAAATCCCTGATACCAACAATAGGTAATTCTTTGGCAGTAGCAATTAAGTCTAATACGACTTGCTTACCACAGCAGTATAACACGTCGTTTGCATCTTTTATTTTTACATCATTGCCCTTTTCGCTTTTTACAACTGAAGGGGTTTCAACATAAAAAGTTCTCCATGTACCAAGTCTAGAACATACTTCCTTGCGCATTTTAATACCTGGCTCATCATTATCTGACCAGACTATAATTTTATCAAATAGCTCAAGCCACTCCCAGTTTTGCTTAATCCATTCATAACTATTTGCGCCAAACGGGACGCTTACAGCGTTTTTATATCCCGCTTCAATTACCGCCAGCGTGTCACCTTCGCCTTCAGTAATTACAAGTGGGCCGTTGGTGAAATCTACCCTATTCATATTATAGAGTAGCGGCATAGTATCAGCATCTTTTTGACACCAAGATTTATTTTCACCCTTAGCTACTTTTCTAGCGGGACGATATTTTACAAGAGTTAATACGTCGTTGGTGTCATAATAGTTAAATACAATATTGCCGTGTTCATCTTGTTGAACATCTGCAAAATCCATAGTTTCTTTACTAATTTTTCTAGTGGCTAAATATTTTTCTACAGTGGATCTATCGTTGGTATTATGATAATACGGATACTTATAATCTCTTTCTGTTTTTACACCTTTTTCACCAAATGAAAATTTTGTACCGGTTTCTTCGAATAGCTTTTGAACGGCACCGAGATAGGTTAATTTATTGAAATAAATATAATGATCTATGATGCCGTAATTCCTGCCACAGGAAAAGCAGTGAAAGCTACTGGTCTTGTGATTCCATATAAAAGAAGGGGTGTCATCCACATGCCCAAACGGACAACTCCCCCTAATATTTTCTTCATCCCAATTTTGAATCTCTAAATCTGCCGCAATAATCCCCGCGGCTTTTTCTCCAAAATCTTCCTTTGATTTAAGCACAGTCTCTTTTGGAACAAGCATGTACATCCTTTCTATTTTAAAAGACGGAGGGTTTTATGCTCCGCCTTATTAATAGTGGCTACAACTTACTAGAAGGGGAGTTCTTCTTCATTCGATGATTCCTCTACAACGGGAGCTTCATCTTGTGCATCTGATTTCTCTTCAGCGACAAAAAATTCCCAATCCCATACAGTAAATTGCTTCGGATAGACATCCACTTGATCTTTGTTCTTGAATGGCTCATTGGTGAGAGACGCGCTCTTGATGACGATCCAAACACCTTTGGAATTACCGTCTTCAAACTTTTCAGCGCCATCGAGGGCTTCTACCAGTTCATCAATTTTAGCATTGGCGCTGGCGGCAAAATGAACTCCAGGATAGGGACTGCGTTTCCAAGTATCGGTTTTCTTATCATGACGACTATCGCGCAAGAATACCAGGGAAAAATTGTCTTTCTTTTCAACCTTAGCGGCAAGTACTTTAGTTTTGATGTTGTTAAAATTCATTTTATTTTTTCCTTTTATAATCCATATTGTTTAAATAAATGTTGCTGNGGGGAGAATTCNCCAAACAATTCTTTCTCTGCTTTTAGNCTNGCAAAAACAGCATCATCAANATCTTCAAAATATCCTAAAAAATGGTCTTTTCTGTTTTTCTTTATTNTGGCACACCATTTTTTATTTCGTTTATCTAAAAATATGCCCAAAAATCCAGAGGTGTTATTTTTAGATACTTTCTGGTTTGCGCTATTTTGAGAATTGGTGGCAATTCTAAGATTGGATTTCCGATTATCATATTTTAGGCGATTCGCATGATCGGCTTTTAAATTATCATTATCTTTCAATCCTAAAATAATTCTGTGCAAATATATTCTTTTTGATTTATTGTTTATGCTTTTACTACTACGTATATATCCATTATCGTCTATTGCCCAATAATAATTTTTTATTTTGTCGTAATCTTCAATGTCGAAATAAAAAAATGTTTTATCGTCAATAAATCCAATGGCACAATCATTCGATAAATCATAATCATTATATTTTTTAGAAGATTGTCCTCTAACCTCAGACCGATAACAGCCACAACTAGTAGTGTGCCCAGACGTAAGTTTGTTTGTGGAAACCGTTGTTAAGGTGGCATTGGAACATGAACAAATACAATCCCAACTCCTTTCTCTTTTCCTTTTCGGATTAGCGGACTTACATTTAACTGTAAGCCTTCCAAAAACTTTCCCAACCATTTCCTCTTCGGACAAATATCTAGGATGATTCATCTTTAGAAAGTGTTTCTATCTTTTCCAACAAATCAACTAAAATTTTAGAATCCTTAATCTTATTGGTGTTTCCACTAGGCTCAAACGATTTTACAATTTCCATCAATTTTTCGTTTTTGCTTCCGCCCAAAGTTTTACACTTTTCGACAACTTTAGTTTTAAGGTCTTTTAAAGCGTCCACGGGCTCTTCAATTTTTGCATTGCGTAGCGACGGGGTAAACCCTTCTCCGCTATTTGCCCATTGAATAAGTTGAACACCGTGCTTCTCCGTAAGAAGAATTTCTCCCTCGTGTTCGAACAAATGAGTGTTGTCCTTTTGTGCAACTGCCATGCTATTCTTTTGGTCAATCAAAAACGTAGACGTAAATTCATATTCAAAATTTTCACGCTGCTTTGCACCAACACCTAGCTTTTTAACGGTGGTCTTGTTGTCAGATTTCTCCATCTCATATTGATCTTTACCTCGCATGGTAGCAATCGTATGAATTGGACTATCCGCAATAGCCCCAATAAACTTATCGTGACGCGGCGTGACCTTAGCCCAAGCCTGATATGTACCACCAGCCTGTTGCTGAAGGTCGAGACAGCCCTGTTTTCCTTCCCACTCAGGAGAAGTACTATCTAGGATCAGAATCGGATAATTTTCAGCAACCGCATATTCGATAAATTCTACGAACATTTCTGGAAAGTATGGGGCTTCTAAATCCACGATATCATATGCAAATTCATTGGCATAATAGCGTCCTCGCGCATGTTCGGTATTCCCCATAAGAATTTTACCGTTTTTTTCTTGCCCGATTTTCTTAAGTTCTTCTAGCATACCGGTTGCGAGACGAAGAGCCGAATAAGTTTTTCCTCCGCCTGACGGAGCGATCAAAGCAATTTTAGTCCAAATCAATTCCCTAGTTGCTTTTTTAATTTCAAAGTTCATTTATTTCTCCTTTTATAAATAGACTTACTACAAATATGTGCAACCCAATAAAAATACTATTTTATGTTGTTAAATATGTGCCTCCTTGAAATTATTTATTCCAATAAAAGCCCTGGCAAGCATGGTAGCAACACGTTCTTCGTGCTCACCATCTTTATGATTATTCCTCATCTCACTCAAGAAAATATGCATGAATTCATGAATTACAACTTTTTCCATATCTGAGTCATCCACGGTTTCTAACCTGTCTGTATTAACTATTATTTTCGCCTGTTGATATTGCCATAAAGATTCGCAACAAGCGGGGGAAAGCTCGACTAGTTTATTATTTTTTAAGAACAACGCCTTAAATTCATCTTTATCAAGAAAATCTAATTGAATATCCCATTCGGTTAAATTGAATTTTTTCAACCAAAAGTCAAATATTTTATCAAATAGTTTTTCTTTTTCTGTTAGCATATTCTTACCTCATGAAAGACATATTTTATCGTGTTAAAAACCTTCTTCAATTCTTTCGTCATACCAGGTTCGTGCAATTTGCAAACCCATTTGCAAGCCAGCAATATATCCAACGGCATTTGAAATATCGTCCTGTCCATTCAATTCATTTTTGGTTTTTACGGCGGAGTCAATTTCTTCAGCAAATGCTTTTTCCATGAAATTCAAATCCGACGCCAGAAATTCTTGAACTTCTTTTTCGCTCATTAAATATACATCAAATTCTTGTTCGATGGGTTCTAACGCTTGAATTAATTTTTCGTCCATCATTTTATTTTCTCCTGAGTAAAAGAATCATTTTATTTAACTTCCGACAACCTTACCGTCTGCGCTCCACGTAAACTCTGAAACGGGTCTGTGCATCTGGCAATGCACACAATAAGTGGCTCCATAAAACTTTGGATTTCTGGCATAAGTTTCGCTTAGTTTGTCTCCCATTATAGTTTCACTTCCACAAGACGTGTGAATATATCTATCACGATATGGTCTAACAAATCCCTTCTTTAATTCATCATCAGACAAAACCAAATAAACTTCTTGTTGAGGAACTGGTTTATCATCTGTGCCATGTCCGAGCCTAGGATCATTTGGATCTGTTGTTAATTTTGATGACATTTTTCTCCTTAATAAAATAATAATTCTATTGGGTTTATTGTGGACTATCCCCAGAATAATCTCCATAATACTTCTGCCTTGCCTGACCCGCTGTGGCTTTCGCTTGTTCAATATCGCTGAATTTTCCCAAAACAGTATTTTTACCATCGACTTGAATTTGAACAACGTACCACCCGTTTATCAGCGACACGTTGCGCTCGCCAGAAGTGTTATTTACGTTTTCTCCGCGACGGTTTTTTGTATTTCCTCCAAAATTGGTTATTCGCAAATTTGATTTTCGATTATCTAGCGAGTTCCGATTGATATGATCGACGAGAACAAATCTTTCGGATATACCTAAAATAAATCTATGTAAATATATGCTTTCGTATCTTGGCTTTTCTTCAATAATTCCCAAATACTTTGAGGCTTTTACATAATATATTCCTTTATAACGATGTCCTTTTATTACATTCCATCCCATATTCCATTTGAACCCACAATTTTTTATTTTTTCTGTGTCTTCCGTATCTATAATAATTTCAAAATTTTCTTTTTTTCTATTGCTTATATGTAAAATAGAAATATCATCATCGATTGCGGTTATATAATTTATCTCTGCCAAAAATTTATCTCCTTACTGCATAAAAGCACAATTTTATTATGTTCCGGTAGGGGCTTTCACCCGTTTGCGCTCTAGCACTTCATCTTCTGGGTATGAGCCAGTTTAGAATTACAGTATGCCCTGAGTAGCATTAATTACGCCTATACGCTCGGAACAAGTAGCGGGATCTGCATTCGAAGCAGACGATGATGAATTTATGAGACTCACGAGACGCCATTTCTCCATTCCCGCTAAGGGGATAAAGAATCGCCGATCCAATTCTTATCCTATATGACGCCAGAAATAATCGGTTTCTGTAGGAATATATAACTAGTATTTTCCTAATCCTGGTTCGCTAGGCTCACCCTATCGCGTGATGCGTTCTATTTGATAATATTACCACACAATCATGAATTTGTCAAGGGTATTGCCCAATATTGATTTTACTATACGAGCAAAGTCAATACTAAAAAAGCAAATCCAAGATTCATAAGGTCAAGTCGCCATACGGGGACGCCCAATGCTTTCAAAAGAAAACTAACAAACGCGCAAATCAATAGAATGGTATCCAACATTTTACTCCTTTCTTAATGAAATTTTAGTTTTATTGTGCTACTTTTCTAAACGAAACACTGGCTTTACCGATCTTCTTAAACTTTTCAATTTCTGGATGGGCTTCGGCATATCCTTCTAATTTATCGGTTTCCCAAGTAATACGCGGTTTACTGTAAACNGCGTTGATACGANTGCCCTTTACGCTTTTACCCAANNCAATAATTTCTTCNTGNAGTTCTCCCTCAAGCATNGTTTTAGATCCACGNAGNANTTCNACGTCATCGTTGGCTTCCAAAGCCTGATATTTGGGCATAAACTCTAAGTTGATTTCTTCCACTTGNTTCATAATTTCTGGNGTAAGAATGGAATTGATCAGNGCCTCTTTTGCNTCATCTAATTCNTTTTGTCCGATGGTTTTCTGTAATTCAAACAGGTCAATCTTATCTTGTAAATCTGCGAGGTCTTCAATCTTCTTT